CCGAGACTTACTCTTATCTCTCGTCTAGGGATAATGTTTCCGGCGAAGGGACTGTCAGGGTATAGAGGGTCAAAGGCTCGGTCATGGTTGTTGAACTCTACATTTAGCTGACCTGCTTGGAAGTTAGCAAACCTTCTTGACTTACCTCGGTTGACCGAGATGTTGCGAACCCTGTCTGTCACATCAACAAAGATAGTTCCACCCAAGCGATACTCGGTGTTATCGAGCCTTCCCGATACTGGGTCATCTAACCGAAGGAAAGGGCCGATAGGAGAGTCTGTGAGGTCAAACCCAATCTCGACTTTAGGTGTAGGGATACTCATGCACCGAATCCTGTCAGCGCTCTGTTGAAGTCTCCGTTAGTTGAGTTGTAGCCCTTTAGTGCAGCGACAACTTCTTCTCCTGCCTGTGCGCCTCCTGTACGGTTTGAGGCGTTGACATAGATATTGAAAGTCGTTCCACCTGTCATCTGGTTCATTCTGCTCAAAGGAATAACTGCCTCAGGCCCTGCCTCGCCGACTAGCGCTCTCATAGGGGTAGTGACAACTCCACCTCTAGCAAGCTTGACATCTACACCGACCTCGTTACCAATATTTGTAACTGTATCTATCAGCTCTTGAACATCGCCCTCAAAAGCATTGATTGGCTCGAAGCCCTCAGAAAGAACTCTGTCAATTAGTGTGTCTGTCAACTGACCGGCGATAGTTCTCGTCATGCCAGTTTCAGGATTGACGAAAGACATCTGACCGCCGATTGCATCAAGAAGCTGTTGCCTTCCACCCGTAAAGTCTGCGAGTGCTGATCCGTATTCACTATTGAAAACTTTGTTTATTGCGTTGATGTCAACTGTCTCGCCTGTAACAGTATTAACAGGAGTTACACCTGGGTCTGTGAATGAGCGAATAAGGTTGCCGAACTCATCAAACTCGGCTGTTACCTTTGCTCCATCTTTCATGAACTCAAACAGCCCGCCCTCTTTGCGGATAAGCTCGTCAGCTCTGTCAAGCTCTACAATCATGTCCTGTAGTTCTCTGGTCATGTCACCGACTGATGGCCCTGCCTCAACCTCGGCAATTCCGTTCATCAGGTTTAGGAAGTCATCACCTGCCGAGATTCCGTCAGACATTGTTAGGTCTAAGTTTTCGATGCTAGAGCTAAGTCCGTCTGTGGCTGTGGTTGCCGAAGTTGTAGAAGAACTCAATCCGCTAACAGAACTAGAGGCAGTGTCAATACCTGGGACAACTAACCCAAGCCTGCGACCCATCTCTTCTATAGCCTTCTCGTTCGCAACCATAGCTGGAGTCTGGAACTTGAGCCTTGCGGTAAGCGTGTTTAGAATCTCTGTAAAGCTTCGAGCGTCAGAAGCTTGACCGCCATAGAGCTGTATCCTTGCAATCTCCTCTGCTTGAATTGCTCTTGCTTGTTCGGCTAGTGACAGCTTTGAAATACCGAGCATGGCATTAGCTGCCTCGATAGCTACATTCTCAAACCCTGATGCCGAGCGCATACTTGCTTCTGTGCCTTCATCCGCTGCGTATCTTTGTCTGATTGCAGCTTCTCTAGCCATGTCGGTCGCAACAACGCTCTCTTTGGTGTCGCAACAACGCTCTCTTTGGTAAAGCGAACATTCTGACCTTGTGCTTCTTTTAGCCTGATTAGCTCTTCTTCAAGGTCGCTAATTGTGGACTCGTAGAGCTTGCTTGTGTTAGTGCTTTTCTCTTGTTCGGCTCGGTAGAACCTAAGCTTTTCCTCGGCATCCTCAATCTGTGCGTTGAGTTCCTCTTGAGTGGGTGTAGCCTCTCCAGCAGTAAGAGTGAACAAGGCTAGAGCAGAAACTACTGTTGTAATAACTGAAGCAATAGCTCCGAAAGGGTTTGCTCTAATTGCTGTATTTAGTCCTTGTGTGGATACTGTGGCAACTACTGTCGCAGCTCTGTAGGCATAGACTCCAGCAGTAACCGAGGCAATAATAATTCCAAGATTCTTTAGTGCCTCTAGGTTGTCTGCAACCCAGCCGCCAAAGTCAAGAGCTGCCTCAAATATATTTACTATTCGGTTACCGAGGCAATACCTTCTGGACTGTTGATCCAAGCACCAAAGTCTTCTAAGCGTGGGATAAGTGCGTTAGCAAAGGTAGTAACCAAATCTTTAGCGACAGGGAGAAGGGCTGTACCAATCTCTACCTGTAGGTTACTTAGCTCGGCTCTAAGGATTCTCTGTGAGTTGGCTAGTCCGTCAGAGGTGTTAGCGAAGTCGCCTGCCGTCTTTGATGTCTGCTCCATCAGCAAGCCATACCGAGCTTGCACCTTTTCAGCTTCAGTCATTGAAGATGCTGAGGCAGAGATTCCGTTTGCCATGGCGTAAGCGGCAACCTCGGACTGCAACAGGTTGATACCAAAGCGCTTTAGTGGCTCGGCTTCACCGGCAAGACCTGACTGGAAAACTTGTAGAGCTTCTGAAACTTCGATGTTGAACACCGAGGCAAAGTCTGCTGCTCTTGTAGATACATCACCAATGAAGTTAGCAACATCTCCACCTTCACCTACAACACGCTCGGCAAAGGCTGAGAACCTAACTGCTGCTGAGTTGAACTCTTCGCGGCTCAAACCCATCGAGCGAGCTGCGTTCTCACCTATTGCTAGCACTCCATCGGCTGCACCTTCAAAGGCTACATTTACTGCGTTGATTGATTCTTCAAAGTCACTGGCTGCATTGACAGCATCTATGGCTAACTTGCCTGCTGCTACTGCTCCTGCTGCGGCAATTGCTGCACCGACTTGTGCGACTCGCTTAGCGGCATCGCCTGCAAAGCTCTGGAGCTGCCTCTGTGCATCCTTGATTCCCTTGTCGTCAAACTTGGAATCAATGATTATATTTACAGCCATTAGATCAACCTATTCACTCTCTTGACAAACCTGTCAGCTACCTTCTGCGCCTTCTTGTCAACTTCCTTACGCTTCTTTAGAAAGCGAACAAAGGCAAACCTACCTGCGTTGCCGAAGTCCCTTGTGAGGCGCTCATTGAAAACTAAACCCTGCCCTGCATAGTCATAGCTGTGATAACCGACAGAGGTTGAATACCAACCCTTAGACTTTGACCTCGGCGGTCTGCGTTCGATACCGGCAAGCTCTGCATAGTTGAATCCAACTTTACCTGCTCGACCTGTAAAGGTCAGTTTGGCTACTGACTTAGTGCGAGAAGCTAGAAGGCTAGTGCCACCTCTAACTCCGTTCCAGGATGTGCGACCACCATGGAACATCTCATAGTCTCGGCTTTGTAGCTTTGAGGTTATTTCGGAGTTTATGTTAGTAGAGATGTCTTGTGCGATTGGCTTTAGTTCTGTTCTAAGGTCTTTTCTCATCTCCTTTAGAACATCAGGCTCAAAGCGTTTTAGTAGCTTAGTCACCTCAGCGACACCTTCAACACTAGCCATAACTCTCCTCGCCTCTATTCTATCTAAGGAAAAACCCTCCCCGAAGGGAGGGCTATTCTCTAGGTGGGTTCTTCGCTACAAGCCAGCGATACATAGTCCACAACATTCGGTCATCGAGTTGCAGTAGTTCTCTCGGCGAGATTCCTGTCTCAACTGCTAGACCTGCTATAAACCAGTGACTGCTGGAATCACCGAGACCCGTTATTTTGGGTCTTGATCCGAACCTCCAACAGACTCGATTGTCTCAAGCCACTTGTCGAAGTTGTCCTTAGTTGCACCTGTCCTCTTCTCAGCGTGGTAAGCGAGGAACAAAAGATAAGACAACTTGCTATCAGCGCCACCAAGCTTTGCTGAACTGATGTTGTATTTATCCTCGAACGCTACTAGGTCAGCGGCGTTACAGGTTACTTCTTTAGTTTTGTTGTTTTCGTAAGTGATGCGTAGGTTGATTCTCATTTACTTTCCTTATGCTGTTGCGATTGTGATTCCGCCTGTGGTTGGGAAGGTGTAGCTGGCAGTTGCCAAGTCACCTACTGATCCACTGACGAAAGTCACAGTTGTAATCAAGGCTTCACAGGTGAACTGTGGGTTCTCGGCACTTGGTGCTGTTCCGTTAGGGGTAACAACGAAAGTTCCGATTGTGCCTACTAGGTCTTGAAGGGTGGCTGAAACTGCGCCGGTGGCGTAGTCCTGGTGAATGTCAAAGCCCAATGAGCCTGACTTTAGTCCACCGATTACCTCAGTGTTTCCTCCTGAGCCAAAATCTGTTACATCAACCTCGGCAGCAGTCTGAGTAAGCTCAGCTCTGGCCACAGCGGTTGAGACATCAGTTCCGTTGATGCTCAGAGTTGCGTCTGTTACGACATACTTTGCCATATTAGTTTCTCCTATACATATACCTGGACACTGAACTCAGCAGCCAGGTAGGTTTGGTCGTTCATTTGTAGCGAACCCACGCTCGGCATACTGTTGACAATTAGCGTCTGACAGTTACCGCTTAGGCT